TCGCCGGACGGGCGTGATTTTATCCGGAGTATATACGTCGACGCTGCCGATATCAGCAACACGTAGGTCGGCAGTCCGGTCAGCCGCCGTCCTCTGATGTGTAACGGTGTATCCGAGTCTGGTAAACTCTTCACCGGCTGCTTTCTCGTTCGGCCCTGGTTCAGCACCCTCATAGTAGGTGTCACCCGGCTGCTCTCTAACCGGCTTCATAATCTCGGGAACAGGCAGCTCTCGGACAGCATTGACCTTTCGCCGTTGGCTTACGTCGGAGTTCTCGCTGGTCGACAGCGCGGCTTCGGCGGCTTTGGCCGCACCCCCGCCGACGATGCCCGCGTTCGGCCCTTCGGTCGTGGCGACATCCTTGCTTGCCGGTGCGTCATCGCCTCCGGTGATCTTATCCAGCGTCCAGCGGCCGGCGCGATAGGCCCAGCCGACGCCCCGCGCTGCCGAAAGCTCGATCGCAAGCATGGCATGCTCATCCAAAGTTCCCAAAGGATGGCCGACCGCGCCGTTCGTCGCGCCGGTCCGCGGATCGATTTGCGCCTGCTCGATCGTCAGTTCCTGATAGTCGTGCGGCGACAGCAACGGGCGGTAGCGATAGAGCGGCTTGTTCGCCCACTTAAGACGTTCGGCGGCATCGTCACTGCGCAAGCCTCGCCGTATCTCCTCGAGGACGCGCGGATCGGTCGTCGTATCCGCTCCGCCCGAGACGATGTCCTCGATCTCCACCCGTTGGCCGGCCGTGAGGCGCTCCGCCAGTCCGGCCGGCATCTCCGGAGGTGCCGCTTGTCCCGGCTGGTAGCCGGACAACCAGTCGCTGAGCCAGCGCTCGATCTCGACGGGAGTCATGTTGCCACGGACGGCTCTTCTTGCCGCGGTCTCTTCTTCCTCCCGTTGCGGCATACGCTCGGCGTCGGTCCTCAACTCCTGTTCCGGACGACCCGGCTCGCTGCCGGGACGCGGCGGCTTGTCGTCTTCCGACCCGGCCTGTGCCAGTTGCGCGCCGGGCTTGCGGAAGGCGTCATCGGGAGAGGAATCGGACAACATTGTCGGGGATGCGGGGCGGTCGCTGACCTTGAGCCAACCGCTCTTGAAGCCCGTGTCCTTCAGGCCGTTGACGATGCCGTAGGCTTCGGTCTCGGTCGGCCTCCGGCCCTTGCTCTCGACCGTCGACAGCTCGTCCTGCAGGGCGCGGTGGAACCTCGCGGCCTGCGCGGCATCGCCGTCGGGTGGAGCATCGGGCCGTGGTGTCGGATCGATGCCAGCCGTGCGCAGGGCCTGATTGGCCATGCGGGTGATGGTTTGCAGGCGGTTCTGTTCCGCGCCGCCGTCGTTGATGCGCACCGCCGCCTGCAGCTTCTCCAGCGCTGTGAAGTCCTCGTCCGACAGCCGGCCCATGAACGGGACCAGGTTTTTCGACGCCCAGCGCTGCCGCTCGTTAGCGTCGTCGCCGGTCAGGCCTTGCCGGATCACGTACCAGGTCTGCGGGTCGGTACTCGTCTTGCCGCCTTCGATGTTGCCGTTGATCTGGGCGCTCATCGCGTCCTGCTGCGCGTCGGTGAGGCGGCTCATGACCGTTGCTGGTAGCGGCGTGACGGCGGGGCCGCCGCCCGGACCGCCCGTCGTCAGGTGGCGGCGTAGCTCGGCGTAGAGGCTGTCGCCCTCGGCCTTCACCGACGCGCGGTTACGGGCGGTGTCGGCGTCGATTGCAGCCTGGTTGGCGCGCAGCCGCGAGGGGTTGGCGGTGAACTCCTGTTGGTTCAGCGCGGTCAGCGCGCGGCGACGCTCGTCGATCGCGTCGAGCCGCTCGCGGGTGCCGGCGATGCCGTCCTGGTCGAGCAGCGTGCCGCTCGACGAGACGACAGGCGGTGGCTCGGCGGTGAACGCGGTCGCGGCGTTCACCGCATCGAGGGCTGCATCTCCAGTCGGGGTTGGCGTGCGCAGCGTGGCGCTGCGGTCGCGCAGCCATGCCGTTGCCTCGACGGTGTTCGACAGCATCTCCGTCGCCGCGCCGAGCGTGCGGCGAGTGTTCGGGTCGAGGCGATCTCCATATTGCTGGAACAGCGCCACGCCCTGCGGATCGTTGCGTGCGAGACGGTCGCCGATCACGCTTGCGACGATTGATGCGCCGGCTGCGCGCGCGCCGGTCTCGACGGCCTCGGGCGGCTGCCCTGCGTGCATTACACGCGCGGCACCTTCGGCACGCATCACCGCGGGCACCATCATGGATGGATCGGCGGTCGCCTCCGCCCGCGAGGTCTCGATCGCGTTGGCGGCCACGCCGAGGCTGTAAACCTCCTGCTGCGCGGCGGTGTGGCGCATGATGCCCTGGGCCGCCGCCGCGAGATGCGCGTCAAGGATCGGGGCGAGCTTCTGGCGCTGGTAGTCGTGGCCGTCTGGCCGAGGACCTCGTCCCTGAGGGTTGTCAGTTGCCCGGTCGCCGCATCTGCGCCGGTGATCGCGTCGGCGCCGGTCTGGTTGTAGTAGGCGTCGGGTCCGGTTTGCAGGATCGCGCGCCTTCCGTCGAGGAACCGGTTCGTGAAATCCTGCACGCGGGTGTCGTTAGCGTCTTGCGCCTTGCGCTGGTAGAGCGCGAACAGCGAGTCGCTCGCCTGCCCGAGGTTCTGGCCGGCGACCTGCAGGTCGCGCGCCCGGTTGCCGCCGAACAGGTTGATATCGCTAGCCGCCGGCACGCTGGGCGCGACGTTGGGAATCGGCTGCGGCGAGACTTCGCCGATCGGATAGGGACGGACGATCGGCATTCATCACTCCTGGGTGGTTGTGGTCATCACCGTTCTCACAGCTCGTCGAACGGGTCGTAGTCGCTCTGGTGATTGCCCTGCTCATCGCCGCGCGCGAGGCGGCGGCCGGCGTCGGGCGCGACGAGGCACAACGGCAGGCCGGACACGATGAAGTACCGGGTCGCGCCCATCGGGTGATCGCGCCCTTCTCGTCGCGGCGACGGAAGCGATGCTCCACGAGCCATTTCTGCGGCGTCGAGATCCAGCCGGCTCAGGGCGGCGGTATCGTCGGCGGCCCGGCTGCGCCCGTTCATTGCGGATGCTTCGCGCTACAGTGTGACATGGCGCGGATATGGGGAAACTGTAACTCCCCGGATCAAGCGGAAATCGCGTTCAGGTTCCTCGCACTTCCCGCTGCGGCGAGGCAATCGCATTTGAGCACAAGCTTCCGTCGCCCTCCGGCGGGCCGCGATAGTGCTCGCTCCACGGATAGACCGCGTCGGTGCCGCGATCGTGCGCGCCATCGAGGCCGTAGCCGCGCGGCCAGTGCAGCGGGATCTCGAACGGATCGACCACGATCTCCGATTCCGGCACCGGGAAGATCGCACCGCTGCCGAGCTGCGGGATGCCCTTCGAGCGCGCGTCGCGCTGGCACGGCGGGATCGAGCCCCACAGCTCCGCCTTCTGTTCCGGCGTGAGATGCGGAACGTCGTCCCAGGTGGCGCCGACCACGAACTTGCTCATGCGCGCTCCCCCTCTCGCTGCGACTCGAGGAACGACATCACCACGTCGCTCATGCCCTCGAGCGGCGTGAAGGTCACCATCACCAGCCCACCGGTCGTCATGGTGCGCACCAGGCACTCGACGTAGACATCGAGTGGCGGTTCCTCATCGAGCCACACCACATCCTGCTCGGTGCCCTCGAACGCGCCGCGGCCCTGCTGATACGACTTGAGACCGAGCTGCGAGAAGCCGCCGGCGGCGTGCTTGATCGCGACCGTGTCGGCAAGATCGGGAAAGGCGCCGCGCCATGCGCAGGCGCCAATGCTGTCTCCAGGGACGAGCCCGGAGCGGACAAAGTGCTTCCGCGTGCCCGAGCCCGCGACCTTGCCGAACAGCTTGGCCTGCGCGGTGTCGCACAGTCGAGATAGGCGGTCCTGAGTTCGGGCCGCCTCGCATCGCGGGCGACGATACAGCCAGCCTGACTCGTGATAGCGTGCCGCTCCAGAGAGGAACTACGCTATGAGTTCACCGCACCTCGCCACATCTTCGGTTGTGCGGCGTACATGGCCTGAATGCGTCTACGACTAGGCTGCGGCAGTATCGCCTGCCCGAGCTGCTGGTGCGCAAGCTACAGGCCGATCCCCTCGCCCGGCGCAAGACAGGTGACGACGATGTGCGTCGAGCATCGGGCCGAGTTTCCAGCGATTGTAACGGTTACCGGCCTGCCGAGGGAGCCAATCTTTCGACGTCCGTCAGCCTCTCGGTCGCGTGCCAACGCTCCGGACGGCATCGACGCCCTTCACATCGCCCTTGGCGTCCCACGCTACGCGTTAAAATCTCCCTTGGGTCGGCGATGTACGATTGTCGTCCTCTGCCGGCACGCCTATAGCAAAAAGCTACTAATGCAAAGCGACCGCGAGTATGTTGTAAACGTCAACGATGATCGATCATAAGCTTTATGAAATCGGGTAAGGTGGTGGGACTTTTCCAGAGCCTTTTAGAGATTGTGCGACCGTATTTCACCGCTAAGCGGGTCGTGCGTTTTCCCCTCATTCTTGGTGCGAGTCTATATATCGATTACTTGCTTCCGCTTCTTCCAATATGCCGACCCCTTACCACACCATACGAACTTCTTTTTTGCCCTCTTCTTATAGTGATCTATACAGAAGAAGATGGAATCTCTTTCTGGGCACACATTTGGTCGCCCCGTTCGTTAATCGTTGCCGCTTTCGCAGTGGCCATTTTTGCTTTGTTGGAGACAGTGGAATCCAAGTTTCACCATTGACGGAATATTATTACGTCAGCCGAACATGCTGCTCTCGCCCAAATCGTATCCGACATCGATATAGTATTTTGTGTCCGGATCAAGGCCGTACGGCTGATCCGGCCTTGCATTTCCCGAATTTTTGCCGGCATAGCGTCCCGCAATTTTCAGGGCAATCGCCCGCGGCAATCCGAGTTGCTGGCAGAATAGCCCAACATTTACGTTGGAGACGTTTCGGAATTGGCGGAGCTGGACATAGCCGTCTTTTTGATCCTTGTTGGCTTGCCGTTGATAGTCAAAATCACCGCCTTGCGCGGCGTTGTGCTTAAGTGCGGCATACATCTTTTGGGCGATGGTGGTGGGAGCAGTTGTCGGATTGATCACAGCGGAGACTATGATGTCAGACCGGGCCCGACGCGCGGCGTTGACAACGCTCTCAAGTCTCGGGAACGGCGCCATCACATAGCCGGTTGGCGATTTTGGATCCTTAATATGGCTGCCGTTAGGTAATACTACGGGCACACCTGGAGATGTCTCGAGTGCCTTGATGAAATCAGGGTCGTTGGAAGGCGGCTCTGTGAGAGCGGCAACTCCGCTGCGGCCCAAGCTTTCAGCTAATTGTTGAGCGTCCCGATATGCCTGACTGCCAGGGTAGGGTTCGGTCCCAGGCGCTATGCCGGACCTGCCCTCCGGCGGCTTGTCGTCGCTCGGTTTAGCCTGTGCCACCAACGCCCCGTCTCTGTCGAAGGCGTCGTCGGTTGACGGGACATCCGACGTCAAAGTCGGGGGTGTCAGGCTGTCGTTGACCTTGAGCCAGCCGCTCTTGATTCCCGTGTCCTTCAGGCCATTGACTATATCGTAGCCTTCCACCTCGGTCGGCTTGCGAGCCCTGCTCTCAAAGGCCGACAGCTCATCCTTCAGGGCGCGGTGGAATCTCGCGGCCTGCGCTGCATCACCGTCCGGTGCCGCGTCGGGGCGCGGGCTTGGGTCGATGCCTACGGACCGCAGGGTATCGTCCGCCATGCGAGTGATGATCTGCAGGCGGTTCTGATCCGCGCCGCCGTCGTTAGAGCGCACCGCAGCCTGCAGCTTCTCCAGCGCTGCGAAATCCTCGTCTGAGAGGCGGCCCATGAACTGCACCAGGTTCTTCGACGCCCAGCTCTGGCGTTCGTCGGCGTCGTCGCCGGTCAGGCCTTGGCGGATTGTGTACCAGGTCTGTGGATCGGTCCTCGTCTTGCGGCCTTCGATGGCCGCGTTGACCTGGGCGTTCACCGCGTCCTGCTGCGCGTCGGTGAGACGGCTCATGATCGTCACCGGCGGCGGCGTCACGGCGGGGCCGCCGTTTGGACCGCCCGTCGTCAGGTGGTGACGCAGGTCGGCGTAGAGGCCGTCGGTCTCCGCCTTCACCGCCGCGCGGCTGCGGGCGGTGTCGGCGTCGATCGCGGCCTGGTTGGCGCGCAGGCGCGCTGGGTTGGTAGTGAATTCCTGTTCGTTCAGCGCGGTCAGCGCGCGACGGCGCTTATCGATCTCGTCCAGCCGCTCGCGAGTGCCGGTGATGCCGTCGTCGTCGAACAATGTGCTTGCCGACGAGACCACCGGCGGCGGTTCGGCGATGGAGGCGCTCGCAGCGTTCACCGCATCGAGAGCCGCATCGCCGGTCGGCGCAGGCGTACGCAGGGTGGCGCTGCGGTCGCGCAGCCACGCCGTTGCCTCGACGGTGTTCGACAGCGTCTCGGCTGCCGCGCCCAGCGTGCGCCGGTCGCGCGGGTCGAGGCGGTCGCCGTATTGCTTGAACAGTGCCATGCCCATCGGATCGTTGCGCGCGAGGCGGTCGCCGATCACACTTGCGATGACCGATCCACCGGCGTCGCGCGCGCCGGTCTCGACGGCCTCGGGCGGCTGCCCTGCGTGCATTACACGAGCAGCACCTTCGGCACGCATCACCGCGGGCATCATCATGGATGGATCGGCGGTCGCCTCTGCCCGCGAGGTCTCGATCGCGTTGGCCGCCACGCCGCGGCTGTAGACTTCCTGCTGCCCGGCGGAATGGCGCAGGATGCCCTGGGCGGACGCCGCGAGATGCACATCGAGGATCGGGGCGAGCTTCTCGCGCTGGTAGTCATTCGCGGACTGGCCGAGGAGCTGGTCCCTGAGGGTCGTCAGCTTCCCGGTCGCTGCATCGGCGCCGGTGATCGCATCGGCCCCTTGCTGGTTGTAATAGGCGTCGGGTCCGGTTTGCAGGATCGCGCGCCTTCCGTCGATGAACCGGTTGTTGAGATCCTGCACGCGGGTGTCGTTGGCGTCCTGCGCGTGGCGCTGGTAGAGCGCGAACAACGAGTCGCTCGCCTGCCCGAGGTTCTGGCCCGCGAGCTGCAGGTCGCGCGCCCGGTTGCCGCCGAACAGGTTGATGTCGCCCGCCGCCGGGACGCTCGGCGCGACGTTGGGCAGAGGCTGCGGCGAGAGCTCGCCGATTGGATAGGGTCGGACGATCGGCATTCATCGCTCCTTGTTTGTAGTGGTGCTCACCGTTCTCACAGCTCCTCGAACGGGTCGTAGTCGCTCTGGTGGTTGCTTTGCTCGCCGCCGCGCGCGAGGCGACGGCCGGCGTCGGGGGCGACGAGACACAGCGGCAGGCCGGACACGATGAAGTACCGGGTCGCATCCATCAGATGGTCGTCCTTCTTGACGACCGCGCCCTTCTCGTCGCGCCGGTAGAGGCGGTATTCGGCCAGCCAGCTTTGCAAGGTGCGGAACACCTTGAGCCGGCCAGTGCTGAGCCGCTCCCAGACGTCGAACAGCCCGGCCTCGACGCCGTTGTCGGCCTTGGTCAGCAGCAGCCCGAGGTCGATGTAGTTCTGCAGCAGCTGCTCGCCGTCTCTCTGCCCGCGCCCGCGCGCGGCGGGATCGACGGCGCCCTGCATCCACTCGCCGCGCGCGCGGATCGCGGCGGCGTGGACCGACGGCTTGGCCTGGCCGCGATAGTGCTCGCTCCACAGATAGACCGCGTCGGTGTCGCGATCGTGCGCGCCCCAGATCGCCGCCGTCCGGTTCCAGCCGACATCGAGGCCGTAGCCACGCGGCCAGTGCAGCGGGATCTCGAACGGGTCGACCACGATCTCCGATTCCGGCACCGGATAGATCGCGCCGCTGCCGAGCTGCGGGATGCCCTTCGACCGCGCGTCGCGCTGGTAGGGCGGGATCGAGCCCCACAGCGCCGCCTTCTGCTCCGCCGACAGATGCGGGACGTCGTCCCAGGTCGCGCCGACCACGAACTTGCTCATGGCCGCTTCCCGCCCTCGATGAACGACATCACCACGTCGCTCATGCCCTCGAGCGGCGTGAAGGTCACCATCACCAGCCCATCGGTCGTCATCGTGCGCACCAGGCACTCGACGTAGACGTCGAGCGGCGGCTCCTCGTCGAGCCACACCACATCCTGCTCGGTGCCCTCGAACGCCCGCGGCCCTGCTGGTACGACTTGATCCCGAGCGTCGACCAGCCGCCGCCGGCGTGCTTGACCGCAACCGTATCGGCGAGATCGGGAAACGCCCCGCGCCACGTGCAGCCGCCGATCGCCTCGCCCGGCACCAGCCCGGTGCCGGCGAAGCGCTTCCGCGCGCCCGAGCCCTCGACCCGGCCGAACAGCTTGGCCTGCACGATGTCGCGGGTCGTCTCGTTGGTCTTGCCCGCCACCCAGGCCGCGACCGGCCGATCGAAGCGCCGGCCCTCCCACCACGAGGGATAGGCGCCGGTGAGATGCAGCACCGTCTCGTAGCCGCCGACGCCCTCGGTCTTGCCGACCCGGTTGGCCGCCATGAACAGCCGCTCGCGGTGCGCCGCGCCGGCGGCGAAGAACTCCAGGTGCTTCGGGTAGAGCGCGCGGCGCAGCGGCCCGGCGTCGGGATAGTAGGTCCCAAGCTTGCGCCGGCTCTCATCGCGCGCGACCAGGCAGTCCGCTTCCCGGTAGATCCACCCCAGCTCCTGCAAGGAGCTGGAGGTCGCGCGCCGCTTGCCGCGCAACAGCGCGACCTCGCCCGCTGCCGGCACGCTGGACGGCTTGATCTAGGTCAGCCCGCCCAGCTGGACATCACTGTCATGCTCTAAACAAGCCGGCTGCTTGATCAGCAGCCGCCGCCCCAACCTATCTCCTGGCAACACGAATCAAATCTGACTCCTCGACGTCATACAGACCGTCATCGTCGTCCGATATCGGAGTAAACTCCACTAGATAAGCCGGCGGATTGACAGGATGAACAATCACAATCGTTCCCTTGCTCCCCGCAGGTAATGGCATTCCCGGCACCGTGTTCTTAAGCGCTACATATTCATGTTCTTTGAACATCCATCGTATTCCTGGGGCACTCAAGTGCGATGACGAGAAAAAACCAGTCCCACCCGCTTTTAGTGCGACTGGGTGAACTTGTAGTTGTCGGGATCCAGTGGGGTATCGAACGAGAAGGACGGATCGTCTTCCATCAACGGCGTTGCGACAATCTCGGCTCCATCAAGATCATCACCTTCGATGGAGTCCACGGTCACGAGGCCGACGAACCTGACTCGCAATTCATGGCCGTGGAAATTGATATAGGAGTGCTCCTTGCTGCGGCCAAGAGCCAGGAATTTCTTGACCGCATGGCTGTAGCTAGGTGCGCGGAAGAGATAGACGATGTCCTCTCCGCCGACGCGTCCCATCTCTGCTGTGACACTGTAAAAGCGCAGGGTCGCGCTATACCAACTTAGATCATTCACGTTCGAATCTCCCATCTCTAAGCAGCTTAATTGCCTTAGTTTTGGCAGCGGAAGCCGGGCTGTCGTACAATTCGCGCAGACTTCCCTCGCGAAACTGCGTTGGAAATTCCTTTGTAATTCTACCTTGGCGATAACTCCCCAGAAACCGGTCCACTTGCATATCAAGATTGAAGAGAATGCGGCGGGTCGTTTGGCTATCCCATTCAAGCCTCCTTTTCAAACCATACTTGAATAGCTGGAACTCCTCGTCACTTAACCCAGGGGGCACAGGTACACGTTTGTTATCCGGTCCATAGACAAACGTGGTTGTGGCGGTCGCGCCGGCTTCGGTGGTGCCGTCCTGCTTCGATGAGGAGTCGCCGCCACCGGTCGGAGCCTTCCCCGCTCCCCCTGATGCGGGGGGCCCTGGTTGCGCTGGCTTCGTGGCCGCGCCACCGGCGCCGGGCGCGCGAGGCGGTCGCCGATCACGCTTGCGACGATTGATGCGCCAGCCGTGCGTACGCCGGCCTCGACGGCTTCGGGCGGCTGCCCCGCGTGCAGCACGCGCGCGGCGCCCTCGGCGCGCATCACGGCGTTGTCCATCATGGATGGATCGGCCTTCGCCTCCGCCTGCGAGGTCTCGATCGCGTTGGCCGCGACGCCGCGAGCATAGACCGCCTGCTGACCGGCGGTGTGGCGCATGATGCCCGCGGTCGCCGCGGCGAGATGCGCGTCGAGGATCGGGGCGAGCCTCTGCCGCTGGTAGTCGTTGGTGGCCTGGCCGAAGACCTCGTCCTTGAGGCCCGTCAGCCTCGCGGTCGCCGCGTCGGCACTCGTGATGGCATCGGCGCCCGACAGGTTGTAGTAGGCGTCGGGTCCCGTCTTCATGATCTCGCACGAGCCATCCAGGAAGCGGTTGTTGAGATCCTGCACGCGGGTGTCGTTGGCGTCCTGCGCGTGGCGCTGGTAGAGCGCGAACAATGAGACGCTCGCCTGCCCGAGATTCTGGCCGGCGACCTGCAGGTCGCGCGCCCGGTTGCCGCCGAACAGGTTGATGTCTCCCGCCGCCGGCACGCTCGGCGCGACGTTGGGGATCGGCTGCGGCGAAACCTCGCCGATCGGATAGGGACGGACGATCGGCATTCATCGCTCCTTGGTGCGGGGGTTGTTAACCGTGCTCACCGTTCTCACAGCTCGTCGAACGGGTCGTAGTCGCTCCGGTGATTGGCCTGCCCGTCGTCGCCGCGCGCGAGGCGGCGGCCGGCGTCGGGCGCAACCGCGCATAGCGGCAGGCCGGACACGATGAAGTACCGGGTCGCATCCATCAGGTGATCGTCCTTCTTGACCACCGCGCCCTTCTCGTCGCGCCGGTAGAGGCGGTATTCGGCGAGCCAGCTCTGCAGCGTGCGGAATACCTTCAGCCGACCGGTGCTCAGCCGTTCCCACACGTCGAACAGCCCGGCCTCGACGCCGTTGTCGGCCTTGGTCAGCTGCAGCCCAAGGTCGATGTAGTTCTGCAGCAGCTGCTCGCCGTCCTTCTGCCCGCGCCCGCGCGCGGCGGGATCGACGGCGCCCTGCATCCACTCGCCGCGCGCGCGGATCGCAGCGGTGCACCGACGGCTCGGCCTGGCCGCGATAGTGCTCGCTCCACAGATAGACCGCGTCGGTGTCGCGGTCGTGCGCGCCCCAGATTGCGGCGGTCCGGTTCCAGCCGACATCGAGCCCGTAGCCGCGCGGCCAGTGCAGCGGGATCTCGAACGGGTCGACCACGATCTCCGATTCCGGCACCGGATAGATCGCGCCGCTGCCGAGCTGCGGAATGCCCTTCGACCGCGCATCGCGCTGGTAGGGCGGGATCGAGCCCCACAGCTCCGCCTTCTGTTCCGCCGACAGATGCGGGACGTCGTCCCAGGTGGCGCCGACCACGAACTTGCTCATGCGCCTGCCCTCTCCGACTCGAGAAAGGACATCACCACGTCGCTCATGCCCTCGAGCGGCGTGAAGGTCACCATCACCAGCCCATCGGTCGTCATGGTGCGCACCAGGCATTCGACGTAGACGTCGAGCGGCGGCTCCTCGTCGAGCCACACCACGTCCTGCTCGGTGCCCTCGAACGCGCCGCGGCCCTGCTGGTACGACTTGAGGCCGAGTTGCGAGAAGCCGCCGGCGATGTGCTTGACCGCAACCGTATCGGCGAGATCGGGAAACGCGCCGCGCCACGCGCAGCCGCCGATCGCCTCGCCCGGCACCAGCCCGGTGCCGGCGAAGCGCTTCTTCGTGCCCGAGCCTTCGACCCGGCCGAACAGCTTGGCCTGCACGATGTCGCGCGTCGTCTCGTTGGTCTTGCCCGCAACCCACGCCGCCACCGGCCGCTCGAACCGACGGCCCTCCCACCACGGCGGATATTCACCCGTCAGATGCAGCGTGGTCTCGTAGCCGCCGACGCCCTCGGTCTTGCCGACCTTCGCCGCCATGAACAGCCGCTCGCGATGCGCCGCGCTGCTAGCCAACGAGCTACAGGACGCGTGCCTGCTTGCCACCGAACACGGTGACCTCGCCCACCACCGGCGCGCTTCGCGGCGCGGCGAACTGTGCGCCCGCTCCCCGAACTACCCTAAGCAATCCTCTCGTGGGTTTCGGTCACAAAGCCTTTTGTCCAACTATCTCGGTCGATGGTTCGAGGATGAATTTTCCACCGTTCAGGATAATCTCTAAAGCCGGGCTTGTCCCTAAAGCGATCGATGGCGGCCTTCGCAAGATCAAGCGTGGAATATATTCCGATGATCTTGCCGTGATGGTATCCATCAATTCTATCTTCATCGATATGGTATAGAAAATAAACTCGCTTCATTAGATCGCTCCATTGCGCACAGTAACAAAGCCCTCGACCCACTCGTCCCGATCCAAGTCCCAATCATCAATCTTCCAACGTTCGGGGTAGTCGCGAAAGCCGGGCCTGTCGCGAAGGCGCTTGATCGCATCGCGGGCAGATCGCCTGCTCGAATACACACCGATCAGCTTCTCGTGCTCTTCTTCATCCGTTGGCGCATCATCGTCTATGTGCCAAACGAGCCAAACCTTCTTCATGATCACCTTCCACCGTCAATCAGATTGATAAAGCCGCAACGCAACCAGCACTAGTTGCTCTACTCAGACGCCGAAATCGTCACCCGGGATGTGGTTAGATGGTCCCGGAAGCGATTGAGGGTCACGAAAGCCTCGATCGAAGTATTTTTGCAACTTCCCGAACTCGCGTCTGAACTGCGGGTCCTTGAGATTCCAGTTGCCTTCGCCATACCTCTCGTTAAAGACCCGCTCGGCAGCCTGCCGACCCGATTCTCCGACGAGAGGACGCATTCCCTTAAAATCCTTGGGTATATCCTTGGCCTTTTCCTTGCCGCTAAGGCCCGGGATTGGTTCTTTGTATCTTAAGATTGGTCTCGGTGGGACCGGATAATTCGGAGGCTTAGCCAAGAATGGAACGACTGATTGAGTCGTATGCACATCTGGTTCATCTATCTCTGGTTGGGCCTGAGCATTGAGGTACTCTTGGATCGGCGATTCGTCGATATTGTAACTCTGCTCGATGGACGTCACGTTCCTGGATGCGGGGTGGTCGCTGACCTTGAGCCAGCCGCTCTTCATGCCCGTGTCCTTCAAGCCATTGACGATGTCGTAAGCTTCGGCCTCCGTCGGTGTACGGCCCTTGCTGTCGAGCGCCGACAGCTCGTCCTGCAGCATGCGGTGGAACCTCGCGGACTGCGCCGCATCGCTGTCGGGCGCAGCGTCGGAGCGCGGCATTGGGTCGATGCCGGCTGACCGCAAAGCGTCGTTGGCCATGCGGGTGATGATCTGCAGGCGGCTCTGGCCCGCGCCGTCGTCGTTGGTGTGCACGGCCGCCTGCAGCTTCTCCAGGGCGGCGAAGTCCTCGGCCGACAGGCGGCCCATGAACTGGACCAGGTTCTTCGAGGCCCAGCGCTCGCGTTCGTCGGCGTCGTCGCCGGTCAGGCCCTCGCGGATCGCGTACCACGTCTGCAGATCTGTCCTCGTGTTGCGGCCTTCGACGTTGGCGTTGACCTGGGCGGTCACCGCGTCCTGCTGCGCATCGGTGAGACGGCTCATGATCGTCGCCGGCGGCGGCGTCACGGCTGGGCCGCCGCCCGGGCCGCCCGTCGTCAGGTGGTGCCGCAGGTCGGCGTAGAGGCCGTCGACCTCGCCCTTCACTGCGGCGCGGCCTCGGGCGGTGTCGGCGGCAATCGCAAATTGGTTGGCGCGCAGGCGCGCGGGATTCGCGGTGAACTCCTGTTCGTTCAGCGCGGTCAGGGCGCGGCGGCGCTCGTCGATCTCGTCGAGCCGCCTGCGGGTGCCGGCGATGCCGCTGTCGTGATCGAGCGGCACGCCGTTCGACGAGACGACGGGCGGCGATGCGGGAATGGAAGCGTTCACGGCGTCGAGGGCCGCGTCGCCGGTCGGTGCGGGCGTGCGCAGGGTGGCGCTGCGGTCGCGTAGCCACACCGACGCGTCGAGGGTGTTCGACAGCGTCTCGGCTGCGGCGCCGAGCGTGCGGCGAGCGCTCAGATCGAGGCGGTTGCCATATTGGCGGAACAGGGCCACGCCCGCAGGATCGTTGCGTGAGAGGCGGTCGCCGATCACGCCGGCGATGACCGATCCGCCGGCGGCGCGCACGCCGGTCTCGACGGCCTCGGGCGGCTGATCCGCGTGCAGCACGCGCGCGGCGCCCTCGGCGCGCATCACGGCGTTGTCCATCGTGGCAGGGGCGGCGATCGCCTCCGCCCGCGAGGTCTCGATGGCGCTGGTGGCTACGCCGCGGCTGTAGACATCCTGCTGCGCGGCGGTGTGGCGCATGATGCCGGAGGCCGACGCGGCGAGATGCGCGGCGAGGATCGGGGTGAGCTTCTGTCGCTGGTAGTCGTTGGCCGTCTGGCCGAGGAGCTGATCTTTGAGCGTCGTCAGCTTTTCGGTCGCCGCATCGGCGCCGGTGATCGCGTCGGCGCCCGTCTGGTTGTAGTAGGCGTCGGGTCCCGTTTTCAGGATCGCTCGCGAATCGTCGATGAACCGGTTGTTGAGATCCTGCACGCGGGTGTCGTTGGCGTCCTGCGCGTGGCGCTGGTAGAGCGCGAACAACGAGTCGCTCGCCTGCCCGAGGTTCTGGCCCGCGAGCTGCAGGTCGCGCGCCCGGTTGCCGCCGAACAGGTTGATGTCGCCCGCCGCCGGGACGCTCGGCGCGACGTTGGGCAGAGGCTGCGGCGAGAGCTCGCCGATTGGATAGGGTCGGACGATCGGCATTCATCGCTCCTTGTTTGTAGTGGTGCTCACCGTTCTCACAGCTCCTCGAACGGGTCGTAGTCGCTCTGGTGGTTGCTTTGCTCGCCGCCGCGCGCGAGGCGGCGGCCAGCGTCGGGCGCCACGAGGCACAGCGGCAGGCCGGACACGATGAAGTACCGGGTCGCGTCCATCAGATGGTCGTCCTTCTTGACGACCGCGCCCTTCTCGTCGCGCCGGTAGAGGCGGTATTCCGCGAGCCAGCTCTGTAGCGTGCGGAACACCTTCAGCCGGCCAGTGCTCAGGCGCTCCCACACGTCGAACAGCCCAGCCTCGACGCCGTTGTCGGCCTTGGTCAGCTGCAGCCCGAGGTCGATGTAGTTCTGCAGCAGCTGCTCGCCGTCCTTCTGGCCGCGCCCGCGCGCCGCGGGATCGACGGCGCCCTGCATCCACTCGCCGCGCGCACGGATCGCGGCGGCGTGCACCGACGGCTCGGCCTGGCCGCGGTAATGCTCGCTCCAGAGATAGACCGCGTCGGTGTCGCGATCGTGCGCGCCCCAGATCGCGGCGGTCCGGTTCCAGCCGACATCGAGCCCGTAGCCGCGCGGCCAGTGCAGCGGGATCTCGAACGGGTCGACCACGATCTCCGATTCCGGCACCGGGAAGATCGCCCCGCTGCCGAGCTGCGGGATGCCCTTCGACCGCGCGTCGCGCTGGTACGGCGGGATCGAGCCCCACAGCTCCGCCTTCTGTTCCGGCGACAGATGCGGGACGTCGTCCCAGGTGGCGCCGACGACGAACTTGCTCATGCGCCCGCCTCCCGCTGCGACTCGAGAAACGACATCACCACGTCGCTCATGCCCTCGAGCGGCGTGAAGGTCACCATCACCAGACCGTCGGTCGTCATGGTGCGCACCAGGCACTCGACGTAGACGTCGAGCGGCGGCTCCTCGTCGAGCCACACCACATCCTGCTCGGTGCCCTCGAACGCGCCGCGACCCTGCTGGTACGACTTGAGGCCGAGTTGCGAGAAGCCGCCGGCGATGTGCTTGACCGCAACCGTATCGGCGAGATCGGGAAATGCCCCGCGCCACGTGCAGCCGCCGATCGCCTCGCCCGGCACCAGCCCCGTGCCGGCGAAGCGCTTCCGCGCGCCCGAGCCCTCGACCCGGCCGAACAGCTTGGCCTGCACGATGTCGCGGGTCGTCTCGTTGGTCTTGCCCGCCACCCAGGCCGCGACCGGACGATCGAACCGCCGGCCCTCCCACCACGGCGGATAGGCGCCGGTGAGATGCAGCGTGGTCTCGTAGCCACCGACGCCCTCGGTCTTGCCGACCCGGTTGGCCGCCATGAACAGCCGCTCGCGATGCACCGCGCCGGCGGCGAAGAACTCCAGGTGCTTCGGATAGAACTCGCGACGCAGCGGCCCGGTGTCGGGATAATAGCTCCAGAGCTTGCGCCGGCTCTCATCTCGGGCGACGACGCGGTCCGCTTCCCGGTAGATCAACGCCAGCGCCTCCGAGGAGCTGGCCGACCTTGTCGCGGACCCGGCGGACTTCATCGAGGCTCATCCCTTCGAACAGGTTGACGTCTTGCGGCGGCGGCGGCTTCTGCGGCCACAGGCCGAAGTGACGGCCGAGCAGCTCGAGGACCTTGAGCCGGTCGACGACCTTGCCGGCTTCGCCGCTGGGCTCGAAACCCGACAGCGCCGCGGCTTCCTCGTCGCCCAGCTCATGGACCTTCTTCGGCGCGCCGTCGGGGTGGAAGAACTTGCGCGGATCCGCGCGCGCGATCTTCACCAGCTGGGCCACGACCCAGTCGGCTTCGGCGCGGGCTTCGGCCACCGCCTGCCTTGCGATTTCCGCCTGCAACGCGGCGATGCGCGCCTGGACCATGCTGTCGGCCAGCAGGCGCCTGAGGGCACGCCCCACGTTGTACTCGGCCGAGTAGCCCGCGCGGAGCAGGGCCGCCCTGCCATCGAGGTCCTTCACATACTCGTGGCAGAACCGTTCCTGCTTCGGGAACCGGAGCGCGCTCATGGCAGGCTCCTCGCCCGCCGCCGCGCTTTCAGGCGCCACACCGCCTGCGTCATCGCCTCCGACTGTCCCGGCTCCAGGCGCAGCGCGGTGCGCTTGCGCTGCACGGTCTCACGCGCCCGGCCGAGCGCCTCGCCGATCCGCGCATCCGTCCAGCCCGCCGCCAAGAGCCGGCGCAGGGTGGCGAGATCGTCGGCCGACCAGCCGCGGCCGTTCAT